GGCATGTCACCGGTGTAGATATTTACGGACGTTCACCTGCGATGGATGTGCTTGGTGATGTGAAAGCATTACAGATTGAGCAGAAACGTAAGGCTCAGGGTATCGACAAGATGGTCAACCCTCCGATGCAGGCACCTTCGTCATTGAGAGGTCAAACAGCTACCGTGTTACCAGGTGGTGTGACTTACGTTGATACGGTGCAGGGGACGCAGGGCGGATTCAGACCTACCTATGAGGTCAACCCAAGACTAGCAGAACTTCAACAAGACATCGCTGAGACCCAGGGCAGAATCCAACAAGGCTTCTACTCTGATCTATTCCAGATGTTAACCATGTCAACTCGTAGACAAATCACCGCAAGAGAGATTGACGAAAGACACGAAGAGAAGCTGTTGATGTTAGGACCAGTATTAGAGCGCCTACATTCAGAGCTACTCGATCCGTTGATTGATCGAACCTTTAATATCATGATTCGTAACAATCTGATGCCAGAAGCACCCGAAGAGTTAAACGGTGTTGACTTGAAAGTTGAATACATTTCAGTCATGGCACAAGCGCAAAGAGCAATCGGTACCGGAGCCATTGAAAGACTAGCTGGCTTCGTCGGTAACTTGGCTGCTGCTAAACCAGACGTACTTGATAAATTAGACATGGATCAGTCCATTGATGAGTACGCAGAAATGTTGGGCGTACCACCGAAGATTGTGGTGAGTGATGATCAGGTAGCTGAGATTCGAGCTCAAAGAGCAGAAATGGAGCAACAGCACATGCAGATGCAACAAGCTCAGGCTGGTGCTGATGTGGCTAATACCGGAGCTCAGGCTGCTAAAGTCTTATCAGAGGCAGATACAGAGGGTAATAACGTGCTGAGTAATATACTTGGCGGAATGCGATAGGAAAATAATATGGCAACGAATAATAAATGTAAATGTATTGATTGTAAGTTCAATGAGAAAGAGGTGTGTATGGCCAAGACGATCAATCTTGATTATGCAGAAGATGGGAGCTGTAAATGCTTTACTTATGAGCCGGTTAAAAAGGCCACAGCCCCGAGTGAAGCACCAGATAAAAAGGCTCAAATTCTATACGGCTAGGTAGCGTCGAATAAGTTGCACTTTTTATGAGATATTGTATGCATGAAAAAAGATTTCAACGCATCTAATGAGCAAGAAGTTCAACGTGCAAAAGCGAATGACAAAAATAAGCGCGAAACTGAGCTAGGTGACCTACGACAACTACTAAATAGTAAGTGGGGTCGTAGACTGATCTGGAGAATTTTAGAAAAGACCGGACAGCATCGTACGAGTTTTACTGGCAACAGCACCACCTTCTTTAATGAAGGTCAAAGAAACATAGGGCTGTGGTTGGTAGATGAAGTGTTGTTGGCAGATACAAACCAGTATTTGTCGATGATTAAAGAAAATAACCAAGGAGAACAAAATGCCTGAAGATACAGACACTTTGCTTACAGCCAACACCGAAGAGGATGGTAATGTACAGCAGGCAGATAGCTCTACTACGAGTGAGGAGGTGCAGACACAAGCACCACCTGATGAACAGAAGAGTGACGCTGCAACCGAAGATACCGAAGAATCAAATGAAGAGACCCAGGAGGCGGGTGCCCCTGAAGAGTATTCAGAGTTTGAAGTCCCTGAGGAATACGGGATAAACGATGAGACCTTGACTGACTATCAGTCATGGGCTAAGGAAAACAACCTAACCCAAGATCAGGCCCAGGCGGGTGTGAATATGGTTACCAAGATGCAAGAAGCACAGGTATCTCAATGGGTTGAGCAGCAAAAGGCTTGGGTAGACGATGCGAAAAAAGATGCCGAGATTGGTGGTGAGAAGTTCGATCAGAACGTCTCAGTAGCCGTTAAGGCTCGGGACTCGTTCGGAACATCTGAGTTTAGTGAGATGCTGGATACATCGGGCTTGGGCAACCACCCTGAAATGATTCGGTTTTTAAATAGGGTAGGAAAGGCAATCAGTGAGGACAGAGTTATCGTTAGCGGTGCTAATGCTGGGCAACGTTCTCAAGAAAGTGTTCTATACCCATCAATGAAATAATAATAATAGGAGTAAATAATGGCAACATTATCAACCAACAATCCAACGTTAGCTGATGTAGCGAAGCGTTCAGACCCTGATGGTAAGATCGACACTATCGTCGAATTACTAGCAGAAACAAACGAGTGTTTAAGCGATATGACGTTTATGGAGGGAAATTTACCTACCGGACATCGTACAACAATCCGTTCAGGCTTACCAGGTAGTACGTGGCGTAAACTGAACTATGGTGTTCAACCAAGCAAGAGTACGACTGTTCAGGTGACTGATACGGCTGGTATGCTTGAAGCTTACGCTGAAGTGGATAAGGCATTAGCTGACCTCAACGGCAACACAGCTTCATTTAGAATGTCTGAAGATCGTGCTTTCTTAGAGTCAATGAACCAGACAATGGCTACAACATTGTTCTATGGTGATACTGGTACTGACCCAGAAAAGTTCATGGGACTAGCACCACGCTTCTCATCAACATCTGCTGAGTCTGGTGACAACATCATCGTCGGTGGTGGTTCGGGTTCTGATAACACATCAATCTGGTTAGTGGTATGGGGTCCTAATACCTGTCACGGCATCTATCCTAAAGGCTCTCAAGCAGGTTTGAAACATCAAGACCTAGGCGAAGTGACTTTAGAAGACGCTTCATCTGGCAAGTACCAAGGCTACCGCACTCACTACAAGTGGGACATCGGTCTTAGTTTAAGAGACTGGCGCTATGTTGTTCGTATCCCGAACATTGACGTGTCTAATCTTACGAAAGATGGCTCTGGTTCTTCGGCTGACTTAGTCGACTTAATGGTTCAAGCAATTGAGAAGGTTCCAAACTTAGGTTTAGGTCGTGCGACGTTCTACGGTAATCGTACGGTATCGTCAATCCTTCGTCGTCAAATCACAAACTCAAACAATGTGAGAATTGCGATGGATGAAGTTGCCGGTAAGAAAGTTATGACGTTCGACGGTATCCCGTTCAGACGTAATGATGCGATTTTAAACACCGAAGCAACAGTTAGTTAAATCGGACTTTTAAAGGAGAAAATATAATGATTATTGATTACAACCTACAATTCTCAGATGCACAAGCCTTAACGGTGGACGCTGCATCAACAAACGTCATTGATCTGGGTTCAGATCGTGACATCGGTCCTGGCACAGACATGAAGATCGCTGTGACTTTAGACACCGACATGGGTGGCACATCACCTACGATGGCAGTTCAAGTACAGACTGACGACAACTCAGCCTTCTCATCGGCAACAACGGTATTGACTTCGCGTACTGTAGCTGCTGGTTCGGCAGGTGATTCACTTATTATCGGCTTGCCTGATACTAATGAGCGTTACGTGCGTTTGAACTACGACATGGGTGGCACATCACCGACTGTCTCTGTAACAGCTTCTATTGTTATGGATGCACAAGCATGGCAGTCTTATCCTGACGCGAGCTAATGGAAGTTAGAGCGACAAGTCAGGGTTACTATTCAACACTACGCCACGAGGGTGAAGTCTTTGACATCGAAGATGAAACTCACATGGGTAGTTGGATGGAAGCCGTGCAACATGCCAAGACTAAAGCTAAACCTAAAAAGAAAAAGGTTAAAAAAGCTAAGTATTAGGCAAATTTCCAAGGGGTTTAGGCCTCTTGGTCCTTATTATTTATGGAGTATATATGGCTAGTGAAGTAGACATTTGTAATCTAGCGCTCTCGCACATCGGTGCCAGTGCAACCATTTCCTCTCTAACTGAGCAATCGGAAGAAGCTTTCCATTGCAACTTATTATATGCAGATGCTCGTGACTCTGTACTTCGTGCCCATCCTTGGGGCTTTGCGAAGCGTCACTTAGCGCTCTCAGATGTAGGTACCCCACCAGGTAATTGGTCCTACCGTTATTCATATCCCAACGATGCGATATACGCACGGGAAATCTTACAAACAAATACAGCCGGAGACCCGATTAAATTCGAGGTTGGTTTAGCCGATGCCTTCAACGCTCGAGTTATTCTCACTGATCAAGAAGATGCAGTTCTGGTTTATACCTACAAGGTAACCAACACTCTGGTGTTCGATCCATTGTTTGTTAACGCCTTAGCTTGGAAAATTGCTTCAGACATTGTCATGCCCTTGACTCGAGATCAAGAAAGACTCAAGGCAGCCTACCAGATGTATCAAGGTGCAATCAGTGAAGCTCAGACCTTCAATGCTAACGAGTCGCACGACGATGTAAATCGTGAAGCGTCTTGGATTACCGGTAGGGCTTAATGCCAGTCTATACGATACAACCCTCATTTTCTGGTGGAGAATTAGCACCATCACTGCATGCTAGGGTAGATTTAGCCAAGTATGCGGTCGGTCTTAAAACCTGTCGTAATTTCATGGTTCTTGCTCACGGTGGTGTCTCTAATCGATCGGGTACTAAGTTTGTGTGTGAGACTAAAGACTCAACCAAGACAACACGTTTAATTCCTTTTGAATTTAACACAGAGCAGACCTATGTTCTAGAGTTTGGCCATTTAACAATGCGTGTGATTAAGGATGGTGGACAGGTATTATCAGGCTCGCCTGCTGTACCAGTGGAGATCACTACCCCTTATGCTCATACCGATTTAGCTACCTTACAATTTACTCAGAGTGCTGATGTGATGACAATCTGTCACCCATCTCATGCACCAAGAGAGCTATCAAGAAGCTCACATACCGCTTGG